TTATCTGCCATCTGAATTTTTTTTGACTATTTTACAAAATTACAATTTTTTTTTGTTATTAAACCACCGGAAACAAATTCGAATCAATGATGTGTTGCAATTCCGTTTTACCTTCAATAGTTCTGGTTGCGCATTTTATGGTCAAAATACGGCCGCCAATGTGTTTCGGTGGCGCACCGCGTTCAATGTGCCAACCAAAATCGCCCTTTCCAAATTCTTCTTTGTATGTTCCGGTGATCATCATGTGCAATTGTTTGTTGATATTCACCATGTTCGCACCTTTTTTCACCAAAATGTTCCGATTGTCGTTTCTGGAAAGATTTTCATGAACGTGTCCCATTGTGAAAATGTCAAATCCTTCATACATTTCCAATGCTCTGGTCAAATTTATATTCCCCTTCGTTACTATTCCCCCGCCACCAGAACCATGCGCGTATCGAATTTTGAATGATTGCCGGAATCCGCGAAGGATGATCCATCCACCATAACCACCCAATTGAATATTGGAACCGGTTTTGTGGTTCAATGATTCAACAATCATTTTCAACAAATCGATTTCATGTCTTTTCAACACCGATGTTTCGTGATTCCCATATCCAATCACTGTGATTAAATGCGCATATGGTTTCAAAAATTCAACCGTTGTTCGTACAATTGCGCCAAAATAGTCAACGTGTTGATGTTCGGGCCGGATGTCTTTTTTTGAACCGCGTGGATCCCATTTCCCTTGCATGATGCAAAGTGTATCCCCATTCAAAAAAATTGGAATTTCGTGTTCTTTGCAATAATCCAAATGTCGTTTCAATAATTGTTGGTCACATTTTGGATTGTCCAAATGAAGATCCGATAAACACGCCAATTTTATTTCACCTTTTTGTGACGGATTATCGAAATCATTATACACTAACTCATGAACATTGGAATCAATTTGTTTTATTTTCATTTTATAGGTTTTTAAACATGGATTGAATGAACATTGATAACCCGGCCATGCAATCCGGTGCATCATCATTTTTGTTTTTTCCTTCTTTGCTGAATGATAAAATATTGTCAACGAATGCGATTTGTTGCGGTGTTCCGGTTTCAACAAATGTCATGCGCTGCAAAATAAATGCGCTTTGCATTATTATTCTGGTCATTTTGTTTTGTGTGTTGGCCACTTGAAGAATTCGTGTGTTTGTTTCACGTTGCAATTGACGTGCGAACATGGCACCCATTGAATTGGATTCCACACGACAATATTTTACTCTCCATTTTTCCAACACCGATGCAACCAATGGAATGGTGATGTCGGTGTTTGATTTGTCGAACACATAATCAACAATATAAACATCCGATTCAATCAAACAACCAATTGCACACGCGGTGTAATCTTTCCCGGTGTCACTGACATCCACATAACCAATGCAACCATCAATCGTTGTGTGTTCTTTAATCTTCTCAAAATCATTCAATGAAATGGTTTTCAAATCACCAAATAACATTCCAACCAAATCAATCGGTTGTTGTTGATATTCGGCCAACCATATTTCCTTTGCGGTTTTGTTTCTTTTGTCCAGATATTCATCCGTGGTCATTACCGCTTCACAAAATGATTTATCATTATCATCCAATGCTTTTATTATCACTTCTTTTTCGTATACTCCGGAATCCATTTGAGTTCCAATCACATCGTTTCTGGTCCAACGTGTACCAATGTCAATGCGTGAACATCCGGATTCGAACCGCGAATCGTGTGTTGCTTGTTTCCATTGTTGAATTCGTGCGTTCATGTTCTCATTGATGGCATCATCAATCCCACGATAAAGATCATCGGTGATTGCGATTTTTGATGCACCAAATCCAATGATGGTTCCACCAACACCGGCACCAAAATACCCAACTTGTTTTGATTTGTTCGTGTTCCAACCTTGCAAATTGGCCTTATCGTCTGACAATTTAACATCCGGGAACACCAATTGGAAACGTTCCGATTTCACGATGTCACGAACATCATAAGAAAATTTGTTGAATAATTGCGCGGTGCAAGTGTTTCGCATCACCGATTCCGTTGGATGATTTCCCAATGTCCAGGCGCAAAATATTGAGGTGATATAACTTTTCCCGGCCCTTGGTGGCATTGAAACGGCCAATGATTTGATTTTATTGTCGTTTATATTTTGGAATGCTTCGGCAACTTCCTTCAAAAATTCACGTTCATGGAAAAATTCGCGATCATAAAACAAACAAAATTCCCAAAAATCTTTTTTTGCCAACTCCAAACGAAGGTATAATTTTAACCATTCGCGCTTATTGTTCGCCTTCATTCTCATTCAATAAACCTTTTATTTCATCGATTGATAATTGTGACAAATCCGGTCGCGCCGTATCGATTGCGAATTCTTGACGTTCAATGTAGCCACGTTTTCGTCCTTTTGTTTTTAGGAAAAATATTGTTGCCGTGGTTGATCCTTCCCGGATTTGTTTGAACAATTGTGTTTCTGCATAATCCAATGCGATTTCACTAATATCGTTGATTGATTGTCGGAATTCATCATCATCATTCATCCAATCATAATAAGTTTTTCGACTTATTCCAACAACTTTGCACGCATCACTAACAACACCCAAACAATTGCACATTGCTTCAATCATTTTGGTTTTCTTTTGTTGTGTTGCTTGACTCATTGTTTTTTTAGTGTTGATTGTTTAGTTTTGTTTATTCAATCAATTTGTCAATGTCAATTCCGAAATGGTTTAATTCCATGTATATCTGTTCATTGTAGAATTCAACCGTTTCCATTGCGGTCAATTCGTTTTGTTCAACGGCCCATTCAACGCGTAGTGGTATGTTATTCATCACATTGAACACGAACATTGCTAAATCCATTGATTTGATTGCGCATTCGAACGCTTGTTTTTCATTTGGATCCTTCAAATTATATTTCAATACGGCTTTTGTCATTTTTTTTTTTTCTTTTATTGATAATCAAAATGGAATGTCATTACCAACAAGGATAATTCTATTGTCGAATAAATAAATTCATCATCACTTTTGATGTGTTGGAATCCAACCATGAATTTTTCATGTGGCCAATGGAATGAAACGGATAGTTGCCACATATTAAAATAACAATTTGTAAGTTATCACCGGGATGGAAAACACAATGATTCGAACTAATGTATATTTGATATTCCCGGACTTCATTAAATACGCTTTAAACGTTGGATGTGCCGCGTGTGGCATCATTACATGGATTAATCTGTCAACCATCCATAACACCAACGCAATTGGCAACATTGCGAATCCTAATATCTTTGTTTTGATGTCTATGTCGCTCATTTTCTTTTTTTGTTCCATCTTATGTTTTTTTTTACAAATATAGTTTTTATTTTCTGAAATTTGTGAAATCGATTTTTTCAACGTGGCCCAATGGTTTCGTTTTATTCTCCATTATTGCTTTGATAACCAATTTCATTGTTTCTTTTATCCGGATGCATTCATCGGATGTTTTGCGTTCACCAATTGGAAACGTTTCAACGCTCATGATTGCTTTGTTCATGTATGAATGAAGGTCCGGGATGATAAACCATTCACATTCCACACGGCAATTGTCAATCGTTTTTAAATAATTGACCATATCATCAAACGTTTTCAGTTGATCCGGTGTTGGTACATTGTTCAATTCGTGTTGGTATTTTTCAAAATTTTCCATATTTTTTTCAGTTTATAATCTTAATTTATTACACTTTTTTTCAGTTTATAACCTTAATTTATTACGTTGAATAGTGTAACATATTACACTAATAAACGGTTTTTATCCGTGTAGCTATGTAAATATTTACAAAAGTGTATTATATTACACTTATTTATTTTTTTGTTTAATCCAAATTTAAATTATGTTCTTCCACTATTCTTCTGATTTCTTCCCTCAATTTTTCAGCGATTTCATATTCCATTGTACTTGCTTGCTCGTTGTGTTTCAACAACGACACATTGTATTTTGTCGTTGAACGCAATAATTGGTCAAATTCCCACATTGCTAATTTCCATTTCCAACCATCTAATGATGTCCGGGCATCATCTTGTTCGTCAACTCCGTCAAATTCAATTATGATTTTCATTTGTTTTTTTTTAAAATTTAGAGATAATATATAAATTTTAATTGATGTCCATTTGCTTTTTTTATGTTTGGATATTGCTTTTGTAAAAAATTCCATTCCCTGGTTTTATGTCTATGCCACATCGTCACCGGATGAATTCTTTCACCATTCTCCGTGATATAAAAATCGGCCTTTATTTCGTCAATCAATTTATAATTACCGGCTTTGTAAATTGTTCCAAAATTACCAACGCTCGTGTCTGAATAAGATATTAACGCCTTTAAATTTTTGTATCTATGTTTTAAAAAATTGTGCAACAATGACAAAACTATCGTTTCTGAAAACTTTGGCATTTCATCCGATAACCACATTCGATCAAATTCAAAAACTTCCCCCTTTTTATAATTTCCGTTTAAATCCGGGCGGATTCCATAACCAATTTGCAATGCCCCATTAATTTTTTCGTGATAATAAACTAATAGATTCAAAAAACTGTTTTTTGTTGGTTTTTTTGAATAATGATTTTTACTAATTATGTTGTCTGCTTGATATTTTTCGCAAATCAATATTTTTATTTTCTTTTTTTCACATTCAAATCCAACCAAATGACCGGTCCAATCAACGATTTTTGTCTTTTTTAATTTACTCATTTTCTACGTCTTGCAAATCATTAATAAAGTTTTGAATATCTAATAAAATTTCAACATATTCGTCTAATTCTTCACATCCATCAATTTGTTCAATTACCCAACCAATTTTGCAATGCATTATTTCAGTAACTTTCCAATTTTTAAAATTGTCACTTTGCCAATTCTTTTCATGTTTTTTTATTATTTTTTTAATCATGTTATTTTGCGTTAAATTAGTTCAAAAATATCCTTTATCATTGTTCCGGATCCTTGGCATTCAAAACACGTTTCGGATTCATAGCATCCACCACAACAATCCATTGAAGCATTCCGGCACCTCATTACGTCAATCATCCCGGTTCCATCGCATTCGGAACAATCCAATTCGATTTCATCCGATTCCAACAATTCGCATTCGAATGGCTGTATTTGGATTGTTTTTTGGTTAATCAATAAAACAATCACTTTATTTCGTTCAACGTGTTCAACCACTCCATATTCTTTGAATCGGTCCACGAACACCGGATCACCTTGTTGAAAATTATTCATGTCAATTTAGTTTTTAGGTTGTACAACTTTTTTAAATCATCATCTGATAATTTGTCAAATATTTGATACAAATCATTTCTGAATCCAATCGGTTCATGTGTATATTTACCAATCAATTCCAATCCGCGTTTTCTGAATTCAGACGTTTCCAACAACGTCAATTTGTTTATGATGTTTTCTCTATTCATGGCTGTTCAATTGATGGTTGATTGAATAATTTTCCAACATTTCATGTGTTCGTATGGAATCCTTTTCCAATGATTCGATTCGTTTTTCAAAATGTTTTTTCGTTTCGATTTTTGATTTTGTGTTCATCACCGCAATTATCGTGATGCAAATTCCAATAAACGTGGACCGGATGATGAAACGGTCAAATTGTGTGATTCTGTTTTTCATGTTTTTTGTTTTTTGATGTTCAAATATATATAAATAAATTAAATAAACAATAATTGAATAAAAAAAAGCCCGAAAATTAATCCGGGCCAATTCTTATGATATTATTTTTCCAATTCTTTCAACGGTTGTCAAGTTCAAACCGCGTTCATTCATTAAAAATAAATGCAATTGGTTTGTTTGAACACCGCACATTGTTGCAAATTTGTAAACCGTCAACCCATTATCATCCATGTATGTTTGAATAATATCGCGAAGATCATCTGACAAATTTTTCAGTTGTTCTTTTTTTATTTTGTTCATGTTTCATTTTTTTAAAATGGTAGATCATTATCCGGTGACAAATCATCAACCGGGATTGGTGTTGTTGTTGCTTTACTATATACCGTTTCTTTTGTCTGGACATCGTATTTCCACGCGTTTAATGTGTTGAAGTATTTAACCTCACCGGTTTTCGGGTTCGTCCATTCACGTCCGCGTATGTCGAAATAAACGTCAATCTCATCACCTTCGTTCAATCCTTCCAACGCTTCACATGAATCATTTGTGAATTGAAACAAAATTTGTTGCGCATATTCTCCACCGGTGTTCAATACCAATTCGCGTTTTCTAAATTTGTCGCTAATCACTTGCGTGTTGAATATTGTTTGAACACGGCCATTCAATTTCATTTGTTCTTTTTCCATCTTGTTTGTTTTTATTTTGTTTTAAAATTATCGTTATAGTATTGTTCAAATCCATATTTAGTGCTATAAACATCAACGAAATATGCTTTTCTTATCTGCTCTTTCTCCATTTCTTTTGCTTCATTAATCAATTCCTCTAGTAATTGCCAATTTTGATTAATTACAATTTTACCTAAATTATTTTTAAGTTCTATTTCGAACCATTCTACTGCTGTTTGATTCATATTTTTTCCATTTTTATTTGATTTGTAAATTTTTATTGGTTAATAACTCAACACCATCAACGGTGATTCCGTTTTTCATGTCTTGTTTGATTGCATTTTTGTCAATCTTTGTTGTAATCACTTGCGTTTTGTATTGCTTCGGAACCAATGTTTCATCCAGGATTTCCAATGATTGTGATTTTCTGAATGAAATTTTGTTAGTTGGTGTTTCAATGGCATCCATGTCACATTGTTCCATTGCGTTGGTC